ATCTTTGCCACAAAGATAATTTTTTGGGTTCTGATTTTAACACTAAAGGTTTGCATGTGCAACAATCACAAATACAACTATCACATTTATTTGTATTTAAATTATAACCTTGTCCATAACAATGACAGGCATGATCACAAATTTTACATTTTCTCTTCATTGGTATCCTCTATATTATAAAACATTTTATCAGAATCTTCTGTTACCCAATCATCACCTTCTACGTCCCAAACTGTATTTTGTACTTTATAGTCTGGCCAATCATTTTCTGTTGTGTAACTGTTTACATGCCAAATGATTCTATTGTTTGGCTGCGCAGCAAAGTTGCCGTTTTCAAGTGCCATAATGTGTGCACACTTGTGTTCTTGCGGAATCTCTGAATGTTCCGTGTTTAATATATTAGTCTCTGGATGAGCCCAGTCAACCGTAAATAAATATTGACCTTTATAGAATTTTTTATCTTTACCTAAATATTTACCATCTATACCAGCCAACCAATCAAAGCAATGCACGCTAGGCCAATAACTAAAACAGTTCCACAATTGTAACTCGTTCGCCTGCATATCCGGCACATCGGCTCTATCATATTGTTTTTGGAAAAACGCTGAAATAGGCAATCTCCAATAGCACGCACCATTGGGAAGCATGATGTTAAAAAGGAGAGCGCGACCTGATATAGAGACAATACCAAAGATAACGCAGTCACTAAAATCTTTCTTATATTTTTCATCCATGTCATAAAGATATTCCTTCCTTATTTTGCAATAGATTGGTGGTATATTCGCATTTAAATAAGCCATAGTTCCTCATATTATTTAATTTCGCCCCAGTTAGGACCAGATTCGTAATCAACTTTATTAGGAACTTTTAGTTCTACTGCTTGTTCCATTATTTTTTTTATTTTATCAGCTTGTGCTTCAGATTCAATCGAAAAATCTAATTCATCATGTATTTGTATATGACCTAATAAACCTTCTTTATATAAATCAACCATAGCTTTTTTAGTCATATCTGCAGCACTACCTTGAATAAGTTTATTTAATGCTTTGTAAGTAAATGCTCTACGTATTGGATTTTGATGCCAATAATTTTTCTTTGGTTTACCATCTTTATCTTTTATGACATTACCATCATCATCTAATTCATGTGGTCCCATTTTTTGTAACTCTAATATTGTTTCATGATCTTGTGCAGGTACGAATGTACCCCAATCACTTCCTCTAAGTATGGGTTCATACTTAGGAAATCTACAACGTCTTCCAAGTAATGTTTTTATTCTACCTTTCTTTTGTGCAGCTTCCATAACTCCAGTCATTAACTCTTTAACAAAAGGTACTTGACCATGATACTGATTAAATAATTCATCTGCTTTTTCTTTTGATACACCTAATTCATTTTGTAGTTTAGCTTTACCCATTCCATAAAATAAACCTAAATTAATTGTCTTCGCTTCTTTCCTATCTATGTTTGCCATGTTTGCAACAATTTGATGAAAGTCTGTTGATGGATCATTTTCATAAGAATCTGCAATTACTTGTGCTGAATCATATTTAAATCTTAATGCATAGTGTGCAACAAGTCTTGGTTCTTGTTGTGAGTAATCAAATGTACCCCATTTACAACCTTCTTCAGGTATAAATAAACTTCTTATTAATGGTCCTGTGTCCGGATCTCTTGCAGGTATTTGTTGTAGGTTTGGATTTGAATAACTAAATCTTCCAGTTACAGTTCCTCCATCATCAGATCGTATTTGATTTATATCTGCATGAATTCTACCATTATGTTCATGTTTTAAAATAGTATCAATAAATGTTGTACTGACCTTGTTTATTTTTCTAGCTTCTGCTATCATACGAACTACAGGATGATTATGTTTAGAAATAAAATTTTTAGTAAATGATGGCGCACCAGTTTTCTCAGTTACTTCGTAAGGTAAATTTAATTTTTGAAAAACTTTTTCAATTGATCGTGCAGCCCATATTTGAGTATCTACTCCTGATTCTATTTTTATTTGTTGCAGGAGGTTTTGTTCTTTTACTGCCAGTGCTGTTTTTAATTGACTTGCTTTTTCGATATCTACCCGCACCCCTAGGTGACGCATATCAACTAGACAAGGAAAAAGATCAGTCTCTAAATTAAATACACCTTGTAAATCTTCTTCAATAATAATTTTTTTAAAGTAATTCCAAAGTTCTAAAGTTAATGCAGCATCTTCTTCTGCATATGCACCTACTTCACTTGCAGGCATTTTCCACATATCTGCTTTAGGATCTAATCCACGTTCTTTTGCTGCTTTATTTAGTAAAGATTCATTTTTACCTTTATTTAAATATATCCATGATAATGAATTCAACGTATACGAGAATCTATTTTCATCAATTAATGATGCTGCAATCATGGTATCTATAATTAAACCATTGATTTTAATACCTAAATTACGTATCCAACATACATCATACATTGCGTTATGAAATATTTTTGTAGCAGGTGATTCACAAATATCTTTAAACCATCTTAGTACTTTATCCCTATCCATGTTTGGACCTGTACCATGTGCTATTGGAAAATAATTTTTATATCCATCTACAGCAACAGCAATACCTACAACTTCACCATTACCATTTATAGCTCCTGAACCCAGTTTCTTTAAATCTGGATCTCTGGTTTCTAAGTCAATTGCTATTTCTTCTGCTTTTCTTAAATCAGGAAACTCTGTAGGTGCTACCCATTCTGTAGTTGGCATTAACATTATTTTTTCCTCTTCATATCTTGCATCTTTTTAATTTCTAATTCACAATAGTGAATTACTTTCTCTAAGTCTTGTATGCCATTTTTATTCATATAACGACACACATACTTAATAACATTTCCTTGAAAAAAAGAAAGGTCATTTTTAGAAATGAATTCATAGGGTTGAATATGAAAGTCTTTGTAGTGACTCCCGCCTATCTGCTTATCTTGTGGAAACGCACTTTCAAACATATCTTTATTTGTCATTTTTCTCCTTTACTATTTCTGTTAATAAATCAAAAAGAATATCTTCTGCACTACCAGAGTACGTCAATAAATCTTTATTTGAATTTATATATTCTATATAATAATCACCATCTTCTTTTGTTATTTCTTTTATTTTTAACATATTTTTTCTCCTGTTAGGTTTTAGGTTATTGGCAGTTGTTGGTTTAACGACCATAGATCCAAAATAGGGAGTAGAGAAAATCGAACCAACTTCGCTTGTTAAAGCCTGATGCTGCCAGTCACCAGTAAAGGTAGTCTCACTCCCGTTCGGTTTATATACGTTTGTATATAAATTCTTATAAATGTTTATATTCATTTCTTTTTATTTTTGCTTTTAGTTTATATAAATTATTTCTTGCGCGTGTTGCTCCCACATACCAAACTCTATTTTCTTCATCATACTTATCTTGACTCTTTTTAATTGCTTTTTTTATTTTTTGACCTAGATCTAAACACAATATAACACTATCTTCTTCTCCACCTTTAGCTGCATGAATAGTAGATACAAGTATTCTTGCTCTTTCATCTAAATTTTCTCCATTATCTAACATATTTTTTATGTATTCTTTCTCATCTAAATCTGCTTCTTTAAATGCATCAAACCAATCAATATCTTTATTCCATGTTTCAGGTCCAGACCCAATAAATTGTTTTATATCTTTTATTTCTTTTTCATCTAATTCAATACCTCTACACCATGAATTGTAATTAACAGATGCATTGTATAGTAATACTTTAAATGATTTACCTTTATTAGTTTCATAATATAAATTTCTTTTTCTTAATTCGTCTGTCATTTTTCTTAATCTAGAGATAGTTCTGGTTAATATTAGCCATTTACCTTTAGTTATATCTATTTGATCTAAATTATTTATTCTTTCACAAACACCTTCATAATCTCTTGGATAATATTGTTTTAGTTTTCTCTGTCCCACTATATTATTTAATGGAATAATAGATTGTTCCTGTACTGCTCTAGATATTCTTTTTGAATACTTCAATACTTTTTCTTTTGCAGGTTCATTTATAAATCTATTAACATCAGCTCCTGCCCAGGCAAAGATAGCTTGGTCATCATCACCTGCTAAATAAATATCGTCTGCATATTTTTTTAATTTATCAAATAGTTTCCACTGTAATGGAGATAAATCTTGAGCTTCATCTATAAAAATAACTTTAAATTTTGGTAAATCATCTTTCTCTATTAATTGATTTATCATGTCATTAAAATCTAATTTCTTTTTTACTTTTTTATAATTTATTAAATTATCATTTATGTTTTTAAGTAAAGGCCATCTAATTTCTTTTGTATTGTGTTCGTTTCTATCAAACTCTTCTCTTATAGTTACATCTCTATTAATAGCTCTTCCAATCATTTGAAAGTATGGACTATCATTATCTAAATAAAATTTTTCTTCTTTATTATATTTATCATAATACTTAACTCTTAAATTTACTTCCTTACCTATCTTAGCATAATCTTCTCCTTGCATTACTCTTTTAGTATTCAGATCTAATTGATCAAAAGCAAATGAATGTATGGTTCTAAAATAATATAGTTTGTCATTATCAACTGGCATTCTATCTCTAGCTACATTTGCTGCTTTTTTAGTAAAAGCAAAATATGCAATCTTATCTAAAGGTGTACCAATTCTAATATAAGCTTTAGCTCTACTAATTAGTTTATGTGTTTTACCTGTACCTGGAGGACCAAAATATTTATATATCATTAGACAATATCATCCTCGTTTTCTATTTCTACTATTTCTTCAACTTCTTCCTCTTCCTTAAATAAATACAATGGAATAGCTGCACAACCATTTACACCTGGATATGGTTTATTTGTTTTTTTATTTGTACCAGGAAATCTTTTCTTTTTACCAAACCCTGGTTTAGGTAAATGATCTTTTTCTTTCTCAAACATTTTTTCAATCATGTAAGAAGTTCTTGATGCATCTTTTTTCCATTCATTTTCTTTTAAAAAATTATAGAAATCGTCATACACAAAATATGCATACTCTTTATCTTTTAATACATTACCACTTAAAAAAGAATTATATGTTGTAGCCTGAGGCCCGTTTATATGTTCTCTTAATAATTTCTTTAGTATCTCCATTGGTCTGGTCCCTGGAGCCGGTTGCACTGTATCAACGGTATCTAGTAATGCATTTATCATTTCATAAAATTCCATTGCTTTAATAGGTGGAGGAAGCACATCAACTTGCGCCATAATTAAACCTCTTAATTCTTTTTGATCTTTAATTTTATTTACATCTTTTGCATGTACAGGAACAGACTCACCTTTTTTATTTTCAACTGTAAAATAATATTCAGGGTCTGGTTTAAAATCTATTTTTTGTAGATTAGTCATCAATGGCCAGTTTATTTTTTTATCAGATATAATTCCAAATTTTCTTTTTACACATTCAGATTTAACACACACGGGTGCAAGTAATTCATCACTACAAGTATGACCTTTAGTTTCCTTGTCCCATGTTTTTATTTTCATTTTAATATGGTCATCTGTCCAAGTAGAATTAAATTCAAAATAATTTCTACCTGCCTGTAAAACTTTATCTCTCCAATTGTCGGAGTATTTCTTTTTAGCAAAGACCATATAGTTATATAAAAATCTATCACGACCATCTTTCATTTTATTTTTAGATAATATTTCCAAACATGGTGGACCATCTTTAAATTCTTCTGCACCACCTATTAATTCTTTTTGAATAATATTATTTGATATTTCTTTTAATTGATCTGAAGTTTGTTTATTTAATTCAATACAATTTAAAAATAATTTAATAGACATTTCTTCTCCGTTTGGAGACAATGCAACTCTTTCGTTTTTATTAAAGTATGGAAGATTTATAAAGTTACCATTTATTTTATCTCCATCTGTATTGTTACCTAGTTTAGTTTGTTTTGGAAAAATTTCCGTATTGATTGGTAACTTAAATAAAAATAAAACTTCTTCTAAAAAATCTTTTATAATTTTTGCTTTAACTAATTCTTTTGTAAATACATATAAATGTAATCCACCACTTTTTGATCTAGCAGGAATTAATGGTAATTCTTTTTCTTGAATAATATCTAAATAATATTTTACATCTAAATTTTTATATACTTTTGGATCAATATCTATTGCACCAAATCTTGCTAAACCATCATCGTTACATGGTTGTATACCTATTGATTTAGTTCCATCTAAATGTTGTTGATAATCTTTGTCTGTAATTGGTTTACCAGACCAACCATAATCACCTGATCTAAATTTTATTTTTCCTGTATCTGGATCTGTGTAACCATTGTTAACATTACAAAAACCAAAATTACGTTCTAAACCTGTAAATGCTTTCCTGAACTCTTCCATGTCTGTATCCCTTTAATTTTTTTATAGAGGCGGTTCCAGTCTCCCGGTTCCGCCTCTTCTCTAGAGTATTCACTTAGTGAATTATACAATATCCTCAGTTTGAGGTTTATCGCTTTTCTCATACTCAGGTTTCGCTGCACCTTTAGACACAGATTTTTGAAACTCTTGTGCCATTAAGTATAAGTCTGCATCCTCTTTCTTAGATACATCCAAAGCTCTCGCCATGGTTGGTTTATAGACATGCCAGCTTTTACTTCCTGCAACTTTACCAACAGTTTTTAAATTATAAACTGCTGCATATGCTGCCGGATTG